TGGGGTTGAATATAAACCAAAAGAAAAGAAGAAAGATAGATTTTCGAATTTATGGTAGGAGAGAATAATGGCAGAAAAAAATAATAAACCGACTCCATTTGAAAAACAGCAGGCGGAAGCTGCGAAACAAATTCTTGAATACAAATTAGGTGACGAAGCATCTATTGTTTCAATGATATATAAAAATCCAGATTTGTTAAGAGAAACAAATTTAACTATAAATGACTTTCACCACAATTGTTGGAAGGTATACTTTGAAATAGCAAGAGATATGATTATTAACGAGAAAAAGGTAACGTTATCTGAAGTAGATATCGGCTTGTATTTAGATAAGCATTCTCAGTTAGCAGACAAGTATTATAATGAATATGGCGGATATCAGACCATTGAAAATGCAACCGCTTATATTCAAGAAGAAAACTTTGAAAGTTATGTAACAGATTTAAGAAAGTGGAATACAGTTGCTAAATTAATTAAATATGGATTTCCTTGTGATAAAAAGAGACTTAGTGAAATTTGTGATATGTCAACAGAAGAACTGTATGACGAATATACAGTTTATTTAAATGATATTTTTGCCAATGTAGACAACAACATCAAATCATATAATGGTTTTGATGGCATGAAAAATTTAATCGAAGAGTTAGACGCTGGTAAGAATGTTGGAATCCCATTTAAAAATTGCAAAATATTAAATGCTGAAACTGGTGGTATGTTAGGTGGTAACATTATAGGATTTGGAGCATCGAGCGGTGTTGGTAAATCTACTTTAAGCATTAACTATATATTCCCAACAATAATGGATAAAGACCTAAGAGCTTTATTTATTATCAATGAAGAAGACCAAAATAAGTTTAAAAAAGAAGCGATTGTTTGGTATTGTTCAAATATTTTAAAACATCCAATACCTAAAAGAATCCTTAGAGATGGCGGATTTGATAAGGAGACTAAAGAGGTTTTATATAAAGCAGCTGAATGGTTTGAAAGCTTAAAAGAAAGAAAAAATATAACAATTATCCCATTAGAACAGTATACCGCAAAAACTGTTGTAAAGTTAATTAAAAAATATTCTAAAATGGGAGTTGATGTTATAGTATTGGATACATTAAAAGAAAGTTACGATTCTCGTGATAAAGAGTCTTGGAAATCTCTTATGACAGATTGCGTAGATTTTTATGATTGTATCAAACATACAGATACTTGTATGGTTATTACATATCAGCTTGTAAAAAATAAAAGTAAATACCTTACAAATTCAGATATTGGTGTTTCTAAAGGTATATTAGACGTATTTAGTGTTAATGTATTTTTTAGAAGACCGCTCCAAACAGAGTATGAGGGTGGCAAAGATGAGCTGTATTGCTATAACCCAATCAAAAACAGTAGTAGTAACGTTGAGTTTAGACTGAAAAAAGATAAACATTATATGATTGGCTTTATAAGCAAAAACAGACATGGTATGAGTGATGTTCAGATTATTAGCGAGGCAGATTTTTCAATAAATAAATACGAAGACTTAGGTTATTGTAACGTAATTCAAGATTATTAAAATAAGGATGTAGGGTAGAAGATTATGACAATTGGTGAATTAAAAGAGTATATTTGGAAAAATAAAAAAATAGAATATATCTTAGAGGAAATTGGTTGTCACAGTATAGTTTATCATCCTAAAAAAGAATTTTATTCATGTGGTAATTTTAATGGCGATAACAAAGGCGCTATTAATGTAAGAAATAACGAGTATTTGAGCGTAACAAATTGGACTAGAGAAAAAGAGTTTGGCGAAGGTTCTGACATTGTAACTCTAGTCCAATATAATAAAAATATGTCTATTATTGAGGCAATTAAATATATACATAATATTCTTGGGATTAAATATGAATATAAAAGAGCGGAAAAGCCCAAGAAAAAATTCGACCCTCTTGAAGTATTTAAGCGTGCTTGTGGTAAAAAAAGAACAATAGATGTTGATGATATTCATATTTTAGATGATAAACTAATGAATGATTATATTCCAATGTTGCATATTGACTGGTTAAGAGAGGGTATAACAGAAAAGACCAGAAAGAAATTTGCTCTGGCTTATAGTTATAAATATAAACGTGTAATTATTCCTATGAAATATTGGCTTACTGGTGAGCTGCTTGGTTTTAATCAGAGAACTACGGTAGAAAACTATAATGAATTTGGGATTAAAAAATATTTTATTACACCAACATATCCAAAGCTATTAAATTTATACGGATTATATGAAAACAGCGAATCAATTAAAAAGGCTGGTTATGTGGTTGTATATGAAGCAGAAAAAAGCGTTTTAAAAAGAGATAGTTTGTTTGATGAAACTGGCGTGGCATTATCTGGTCACACGTTGAGTGACGAACAGATAAATATTCTTTGGGGCTTAAATGTAGAAATAGTGATAGCTATGGATAAAGACATTAGAGACGAAGAAGTATGGCATATGTGCGAAAAATTTTGGAGAGGCAGAAAAGTAAGCTACATTAAAGATAAATGGGATATCTTATCTGCTAAAGATAGTCCAGCAGATGCGCGTGATAAAGATTTCCAATATCTGTTTGATAACAGAATTGTTTATGATACAACGCAACATGAAAAATATGAGAAGAGTTTAAAAAAGAGGTTTTAAAAAATGAATGAAAAGAAATTAATTAGAAATGCAATTAAGTGTAATCATTGTGTAGAAGTAATTGAGTCCAAACATAGACACGATTTTGTAGAATGCAAATGTGGAACTGTATATGTAGATGGTGGTTTGGATTATTCAAGAGTTGGATTTAAAAATTCACCAGATGATTTTACAGATATGTGTGAATATAAAGATATTTAATACTATATATAGTGTATTATTAAAAATAACGACACAATATATTGTGTTTAAAAGGCAATAAAATGGTGATTTTAAGGGGTGATATTATGGATAATAGAATGAATGTACAAGCAAAAGTAAACAATATGAAAGACCATGTTGTTGGTTATAAATACAGACATTTTAAAGGAAATATTTATTTTGTTATGAATATTGCTGTGCATAGTGAAACAGCAGAACCAATGATTATTTATAAAAGTGTTGACAATCCAGATTGTGTATGGTGTAGACCATTGGATATGTTCATGTCAGAAGTAGACCATGAAAAATATCCAGATGTAAAACAGAAAATGAGATTTGAAAAAATTATGGAGTAAGTATTATGTACGAATACCAAGCTACAATAACAAATATTGTTGATGGCGATACATTTGATATGGATATTGATTTAGGTTTTAATATTCATGTCCATGAAAGAGTTAGATTATTAGATGTTGATACACCAGAAAAATTTGGTGAAGAAAAAATTCTTGGTTTAATAGTAAAAAAATATGCAGAAGAAAATTTCTTATATAAAGATGTTATTATTAAATCAGAGAAAAATGACGAGGCAGCCGATACAGATAGTTTTGGCAGATGGCTCGTAAAAGTTATTATGCGTGACGGCAGAGAAATCAGTGAGATTTACAATAATCTTGGCGTTAATAAAATATATAGTGACTATGATAAAGATAACGTATTAGCGTTGGAAATGTAATTTTTTCCAAAAAACATATTGACAAATATAACTAATAATGTTATAATAAAACAAATAAATAAAAGAGGTAAATGAATGGCTAGATTAACGAGTGAGCAGTTACAGGCTCTTATGAAAAAAGAAGGCGTTGACCGTATTTGGTCATGGTCTAAAATTAATTGTTTTCATACAAGTCCGTATGAATATTATTTAAAATATATTAAAAAAGCAAAAGAAGATAGAGCAAACTCTATTTATACGACAACTGGTGGTTTGGCACATGATATCTTAGAAAAGTTTTATACAAATCAAATTGAATATAGCGACATGATTGGTCAGTTTGAAGATGGTTGGACAGTTGCTGTTAATATCGCTGACTTAAAATTTGATAGAACAGATGAAGAAAAAAATACGAAAATTAAAGATAAGTATTATGAAAATTTAGTTCACTTCTTTAATAATCATACGGTATTAAAGCAGAAACCAATTATTGAACAGTTTGTAAAAATCATGATTGATGGCAACTTATTTCAAGGATATATCGACTGTGCTTTTAGAGACGAAGATGATTGTATTAATATCGTGGACTTTAAAACATCTAGTATTTATAAGGGTGCAAAAGCAGAGAATGAATGTGGTCAGTTGGTATTATATGCAATTGGATTGCATCAGCAGGGTATACCAATGGATAAGATTAAAATCTGTTGGAACTTCTTAAAATATGTAACTATTCAGTATGAGCAGAAAAATGGTGCTATTAAAACAAGAGAATCAGAACGTTGTAAAATTGGAGAAAGTCTACAGAGTAATGCAAAAACTTGGTTGAAACATTTTGGATATGAACCAGATAAATATCTAAAAGAACTACTTGATACAAATGATATTACTTGTCTTCCAGAAGAAGTAAGAGCAAAATACGTGATTTCAGATTGTTATGTTTATGTTGATTTAGTAGAGAAGCTGATTGAGAAATGGACTACTCATGTATCAACAACTATTAAAGATATTGAACTTAGAGAAGCCGATTATAGAGAGGCTCATAGTGATAGATGTTTCTGGGATACTGATGAATCTGTAAAAGAACAGAGTTATTACTTCGCAAACTTATGTGGTTATAGTAGAAGTCTTCATAAACCATATGATGAATATTGTAATAGACTTGAAGCATCTCAAAACAACAATGATATGTTTGGTGGGCTTTTAGGCAATAGTGTTCCTACAAGTAGCAACGTTATAGATAATAAAGATGTTGATTTAAGCTGGCTTGATAATATTTAATGAGGTAATTAATATGGAATGGAATGTATATCACCATAATATTAATAAGAAAAAAATTGAAGCTTATAATATTTTTGACCATTATAGTTTTTGCAAAAATGTAAAAAAGGCTGCAAGAGAATGTTTTATTAAAGAAGATTTTATAGAACAGCTTAAGTCAGAATTATTCTATTATTTCTGGTCAAAAGCCGAATGGGAAGTGGTTATCACTTCTTGGTGTGGTGGAGACAGAGAGAAAGATGCGGTTAAAATTGATGTATATAATCAAGTAATGATGAATTTTGATGTATTTGCAGATTATGTTTGGAACAATAGAAATAAGTTATTTGAAGTAGGGGAAGATGAATAATGTATAATAAAAAATATATTATTGAAGAAATTGAAGAGTTTAATGACCATAATCCAATTTATGAAGGAGTATTGGGCAGAATCGCTTACCCAGCATATTTTAATGTTGGGGAGCGCGGCTGGTTTCTTTGGATTGAAGATGGTTGTTTTAGAGAACTTGCACATAGAATTCATACAAGTGTGATTCAGAGTGTGGAATATGTGAATGATATGATTATCGTAAAAACTGAAAATACTAGATTTACATTTAGATTGGTTGAGAAAAATGAAGTTAATTAAAGATTCAATTAGATTAAAAGAAAATAGAAAAGAATATAGAATTAAACCGACAATTAAATTTTGTGTTGGTAATGATAATTATATATTTTCATTTGTTCCAACAATTGTATGGCAACCTTGGATTTATAGATATATTAATTGTAGTGTTATCGATGTATGGTGGTTGCATTATCATATTGCTATTGGAATATGGGAACGTAAAAGCTGAATTTTAAGAGGTAATATGAAATTTATAGAATTTAATTCAAAAGAAGAAATGATTGCATATGAAACAGATAGAGAAAATTATTATATGCAGTTTCTTAATGCAAAAAATACATTTGAATTTTATAAATTATGGTTCAAAGAGCTTTTTGTTAAAGAATATCGAGAATTAAAAAAGAAATATGATGGTTATTGTGGTGGATGGTACAGAGATAAAGATGGTATTATCCACACAGAAAATATTTCTTGTGTTGATTCAGATAAGGTTAAAAACGGAGACATTTGTATAGAAGAATGTTTGGATAAAGATTATGTGTTTCACAACAACACATGGATAAGAGTATTATAAAAGTTTAATTTTATGGGGTAAAAGATATGGCTTTCTTTTGTAAAAGAAAAGTAAGTAAATCAAAAAGAAAGACAATTGGTTGTAAAGGGTGCAAGTACTATGAGAAAGTGTTCTGGGACGGACATTGGCAATGGCGTTGCACATGTTAAAACTAACATTTTAAGAGGTAAAGCATATGTTAAAAATTATGAAGATTGCAGAGATAAAGGCTTCTGATACAGAAAGTTTAAAGAAAATTGTAAAAGCACTTGAAGATGCAGAATTTACAGTTGCTTATGATAAAGAGTATACACATTATGCATATGTTTGTGTTGAAGAAATTTCTAATAGAGGTGAATAATATGAAACATGTAAAAGTAACAAATTGTGAATCTGGAGATTGGCAGATTCTTGAAGTAAATGGTGTTGAATGGGCTTCTGGTCATAGCATTACAGAACATGATTGGCTTGGTCTTTTAAGCGAACACTTTGATGCACAGATAGAATGTGATTGTATTTCAGATGAAGAAATGGAAATGAGAACATTTTAATAAGGTTATAAAAGATTAGTTTTAAGAGGTAAAAAATGAATGAATTATTATTTGGTATACCATGTATTATTGCTCAACAAATAAAGAAGCAAAAGAAATATAGCAAATATAAAATTATAAATTGGTTTTATAAAAAAATGTATGGTTACGAATATGAATCGACTATGCCAGAAGGAACTGACGTAATATATTTTGAGAACAAATTTATTTTTAGAGATAAAGAAGCATTTGACAAAATGGCAAAAGCATATGAAGAAACTATGACATATAATTTGTTTAAGGTTAGAGAGTTATAAAACGAGGATTTTAAGTGATGAAATTAAAAACAATTAAATATAATGGAAAAGAAGAAACATTTTGTGATGTATTATCTTTTGAATTTAGAACAAATCAGGTTTCAAATTGGATAAGGATAGAAACAATTTATGGCGAAACAATTATTGTTCACAATGTTTGTGTCATTAAGAGCGTAGAATAAGAGGTTAATATGGATTATAGAAATAGAAATTATTATTTAGCAAACATAGATTATGTCTCATATGATATGAGATTAAAAATTTTTAAATTAGTAACTCCATCATTAAAAATACACCCACCATATAATCATGTTAAAAATAAACATCAGCATGATTATGTAGATGGTTTAACTTGGCAAATGATGTTAAGTTGCAAGAAAGAAGATTCAGAAGCTCTTGAATATGAATTAAGAAAAGCAGAAAGAAATGATAGATATGATGGATTGTATTCTTCTGGAAGTAATTTTGTAAAACTAAGCAAAGAGTTATTAGGTCAATAAGGAGTAAATTATGAAGATTATTAACTTAGGTAGAGGTCAAGGCAAAACAACAAGATTGCTTTATGCAAGTGAATTTAATGATGCACCAATTTTGTGTAGTAGCTTAGCGCAAAAAAATGTTTTATTACATATGGCAAAAGAATTACATTTAAATATTCCAGAGCCATTATGTGTTGGCGATGTGTTTTCAGATAAAATTAGAGGAAATAGAAGTCTTGACAATGGTATTTTGGTAGACGATACAGAATCTGTGTTACAACAGATGTTATATAACATTGGATTACATAGTAAGATTAAAGCAATGAGTATAACAGATATTGCAGACAATAATAGATATACGTCATCTAATAGACATGTATCATGGAATGTAGAAAAATTAAAACATTATGATAAAGCAATTCAAGATTGTGCAAATAATTTCAACACGATTAGTAATACTATTAGTGAATTATCAGATTCTTTATCAACTACTAAGTATTGGGATGTTACATCTGCTAATAATGAAACAAAGTTATAAAACAAAGATTTTAAGAGGTATTAAAATGATTATATCAGAAGAAAAATATTGCATCGCATCAAAAGAATTTCCCCTAAAGTTTTATCGTTGTGGAAATGAAACTGATGTTATGGAACATGATTTGTTGATGAGTAAAGAAAGTTGTGAATATGAATTAAGCACATATGACGAACCTGAAGAGTTTCATATTTTAAAAGTTAAAGTAACTTATGAATTTTAAGGTGATAAAATAAAGGTTTTATGAGGTAAGTTATGGAAGAATGGATTAAAAAATCTGATGTATTAGAATTATTAGGTCTACCTTCAGATATTTTATATGAATATATTCATGAGTTAAAGGGTGTTTGGGTGGATGAAGATTGGAATAAATGGAATCCAACAAGCGAAGGTCTGCCAAAAGAAGATGGAGAATATTTGTGTCAGAGCAACTTTGGCAATCACGAATTATTTGAAGTGTTGTCATTCAGTACAAATCTTTACGAAGTGGATGAATATGATTTTTGTGATATAAATAGAGCAGGCTTTTATGATTTTGATTCAGAGTGGGGATATTATGAAGCTCATAATGTTGTAGCGTGGCAACCACTTCCAGAGTCGTATAAAGGTAAATAAAGAGGTAAAATTTATATGGTGACAGATACAGAAGAATACAAAGGAAGAA